CAAAATAACGAGAATATTCTTTTTAACAGTTAAAATATTTTGTTCATGATTCAGTTGTTGAAAGCTAAAGTTCCTAAAGGGGTCGCCAACAGGAGGACAAATTTGGCGTTTAACATCTATGGATAAATTTGCCCTATAAGTCCAGATATCGATTAATTCTCTTAAGAACCTCACCAGTTGAACCCGATTTAGCGTGTTAAACCAACTAGGACTACTATAATTTCCAAGTGCATCAATACTTTGAAACAAGTCTAGGACTTTCATTTCCACTGTTTTCTCTGGACTCACTTCATTCTCGTCTTCTTTAATATCAATATTAATCTTAATTTTTAACATTTTGCTAACACGAATTAAGTTGCGCATTGTCTGCACGACCGAGGTAGGAATAGGATTCCTGTTATAAGGATTTCTTACTTCTCTCCCAGATTTTAGAATGAGATTGTAGAGAGAAATGATATCAAACCCATAGATGAAATTGTCTGTATCTATATAACTAAAGAATTGGATTGCTGGAAGGTCTGTTAACAATTCGTCTGATAAAAAATCGCGGTCATTCGTGCATGATTCTCTCTTTAAAAAAGCAGGACCTCTAAAAAAATTACATTTTCTTTGGAATCTACCCCTGATAACCTTTTGAATCTTTATAATAGATGCCGATAGCTTCAAAAAGGTATAAACGCGACTAGTGAGTTCTTTCTTGTTTCCAGAAATTTTCAACTTATAGTGTTTTGCAAACCTCTTTAGTTGTTGTCCATTATAAGAGGTGGATTCTAGCAAGCAATAGCTATCTGTGGTAGGAATCTCAGAATCCGTGGATTTTTTAGATTTTGAATAATCTATACAGGCTTCACACTTTTCCTGAAGATGCATCATGTAATCTTCCAATGATGTAGAAATCTTATGCATTGATTTTTTAGACGATAGCATGCGATATATATACTATTACTATAAAAATCTTTTTAACCAGTTATCCCTTAATATATAATTAAGTTACTCATTTTGTTGTTACTAGTCACCTCATAATAGAACGCGAGGGATTTCTAAAAGTGTGGAATACTATTTTTTATAAAATAAATAAGGAAAATAAATATTTTTTTGCTAGATAAGCGAGCTATGCTGGGATGAGGGGCGGTTGAATTTAGACTTCCATATGGGTTTAATTCATTCAAAAAAAAATTGATTTAAAGATTGCCCCTAGTAGTATAAGTATAAGCAAAGAACAATGGCTGATACAATCATCGACGCAACTCAATTCAACGCACAGGATATTAAGTATTCACCCCCCAAGGCGAATGCTCAGCAAGGAAAGAGCGTGAATATTAAGACGGATAATGGTGCCCTGAGATTGAATACTCCTCTTATGTTGACCTGGGGAGCAAGTGACTATGTTGACCCTGGTTCGGGCAAGGGAAATGGAAAGTTTGAGATGTCTCTTCAGTTTCCTACTGACGAGTATAAGAGTGAAGAAACTAGTGCATTTCTAGAAAATATGTTGGCTCTTGAGGCTAAGATTAAGGCTGATGCCCTTATACATTCCAAGGAGTGGTTCGGTAAGGTTCACAAGAATGCTGAGGTGGTTGATGCTCTATGGACACCCATGCTGAAGTATTCAAAGAACAAGGTTACTGGCGAACCAGACTTGAGCAAGGCCCCTGTCTTGCGAATCAAGATTCCTATCTGGGAGGGTGTTTGGAAGGTGGAGATTTATGACGAGGACGATAATAGATTGTTTCCTAATGTGGATAATTCAACAGTGACACCCATTGACTTTATCCAGAAGGGAACTAATTTGGCTGTCTTGATGCAATGCGGTGGCTTGTGGTTTGCCAATGGAAAGTTTGGCATTACTTGGAAGTTGATTCAGGCGGTTGTTCAGCGACCCAAGTCTTCACTCACAGGGTCTTGCTTTATTAAGTTGAAGCCAAGCGAAAAGGCAAAGTTGAAGGCTCAGCCCGAGGTGGAGCAAGATGCTGATGTGGATGTTGTGCCTAGCACTGTTGTGGATGACTCAGATGAAGAGGAAGAGCAAGAGCAAGAGCAGACACCTGTGACAGCGCCTGTGCCTGAACCAGCCAAAGAAGAGAAAGAAGAGCCCAAGAAAAAGAAGGTTGTGAAGAAGAAGACCACTGAGGCATAAATAACAATAAACAATAAATAAATATTACTTACTAATAACCCATAAATCCATATAAATTCTTATATTTTTTATTTTATCCTAGTAAAATAAAAAACTTATTTAATAAAAGACCACATTAACAATGATATCAGATAAAGTTTCATTAGAATACATGTCTTTTTCACAAATTTTTGAAATACCTTGTCCTTTGAAGACAAAGGACTGAACCTTCTTACAAAGCAACCTGTCTGTAGGTATCAATACATTTTTACTGCCTATATTAATACTTTGGAACTCTTTCTCTAAGAGAGAAAAAGTAAATGAAATAGGCCAAGAGACTACTATATTATTATTCTCATCTATTAAAACATGTTCTGGTAAGGACGGATTACATTTCACAATCATTTCCCCACCACCCTCGGGAACATCGAATACCAATTCGCTATGCCAAAGAGGAACATAATAAATGAACCCATCTTGCTTTAACATGTAGATTTTACTATCGAATAAATCTTCTATGCTAGGATGTAAAATATAGATTTGCACATCTTTATATTTTTCCAAAATAATTTGTTGTAATGAATCTAGCTCTTCTTTTTCAATATTCAAGAGGTCCTTATACTTAAATAAGAAATGAAACATCCCAACCATTCTCTCTTTATCCATATGTTCAAATAGTTTTATGGATATTTTTTTTGCTCCTGAAACAATATCTTTGACTATCGTGAGAAACACTTCATTATAATGTCCTTTTAACAATCCATCGATAAATATATTAACAATAGAAGTATATCCTGTATCTACAACAGGCACATCTTCATCTAAAATACTTATTTCTCTCTTAAGAACACTGTATGCTTCTCCAATAGATTGAAAGAATTCTTTAGACGCTATTGAGTTACCATTCTTATCAGGATGGTGTAGCAAAGCCATCTTATGATAACGCCGTTTAAGATTCACCATATCAGGTATGCTATCCAGCTGTAATATTGATAAAGCCTCTTTTATATTCATAGAATGAAAGTAAGAATCAGTTTAAACCTTTATTTCTTGAAAAACAATGTAATAAATAGAGAGAGAACACAAAGTAAATAAATAATACATTGGGCATAAATGACATACTCTTGCCATGATTGTGCACATTTACAATCCTTCAAGGTGCTAAAAATAAATTGGTAAGCGTTGTATAAGAAATAAAACCAGAGGAATATCAAGATAAAGGAATATATGATGAATATACCTTTTAACACGGTATTGCTGAGAAGAGCCTGGTATATAGAAATATTAAATGCATACATGATGAGTTTACCTATTAGCCCAATTGCAGACACGATAACAAAGAACAATTCAACATTTTTCAAGTGACTAACACTCATTTGATTTCCAACGCAACCGCAATTTTGGAGATTTCCTAAATATACATAGGTGCTATATAGAATAAATAAAAAGAGTGCGCTCATAAATAAATCAAACACATAGAAACCTGCTCCAGGTTTAACATTCAGCTTTTTTGCCATGATATATATTATATAAGAAATATTATAAGAAATAATAGAGGGTTATTTCTTATAAAGAAAACTCGTGAATTGTTCCAGCTAAATAGAGAATATAATTCTCCAAATGATAAATTGGGCGGTAATTGTTATTATAATATTGAAAAAATGTGTATGTTTTAATTAACACTCTTGTTAGTGCCTCCTTTTTTATATGATTTTGTTGAATTAATACAGATAAAATATACCAAATACACTGATAAATATTCAAGTTATAGATGAAAATATCATATAATAAATCCCTAAATTTTAAAAACTTAATCTCATCGACTGTTAAAATGGTAGATATGATTTTGTCGCATATAATTTTATAGAATACTACCATATTCATGCTAGGCTGATTATGCAAGAGTTTAATATTAGTTATACACTCTAGCTTACATTGACTTGGTATCGTGTATTTTAAACATTTATTATATAATGTCTTAGAGGGACGCGGAACCTGAATAATCTCACAACACTGTAAAATATTATCAGGAATGAAGCCAATGTCTTCGGTAATAAGAATAAATTTTAAATCTATGAATCCAGGTGTTTGCTTCTGCATATAACTATAAAAATTTTCCAGCAATTCATTATGTATTTCATGAAAGTTCTTACAAAGAATAATACCCACTTTGTCAACCTTGGCTGAAATAATATCCACTAATTGTAAATAAATATCGTGCCAAAGAAGTCTCGAGTTACACCCTAAGAGAGACATGTCAATCTCATAGTGTATATCACTAATCTTGAATACATAATTCTGTTTGTTATAGGTGATGCTTATTTTTTTCTCATACTTTAACTCTGTTGGACTATATTTTTTAATAGAGCGTAACATTTGGGTATATTTTCCAACACCACTTGGTCCATAAAAAATAAGATTATGAAAGTTGGCAATAGCGTCCGGAAAAGTTTTGAATTTTTTGTCTAATTTTGGATGAAGATTCATTTTTTCATTGGAAACAAGATACTCATCAAAATGGGTTTCACAAAATTTCATCGATAAAATCTATTTCTTTATACAGATATAGACTATTCTTTATTTATTATTACTCATTCAATAATATAATAGATTATGAGATAAAAGAATCTTGTTATAAAGATATAATAACAAAATTAATGAATATAGTAAAAACCTTAGACCAGTATAATCATAGTGGGGTTTATTATTGTGAACCCATTAAAAACAATATCATGAATGATGGCATTTTTATTCGCATTTTATATTCTAATCATCTATTCTTGCTAAACGGGATTTCTTTGTATATTCATTTACAGGATGTAAGCATCGATAAGTATTTTAACAAATATAAATGTTCGTTCGATGTATTAGCGTATAAGGAACTTATTTCTAAATTAAAAGGTATAGAAATGGAACTCTTAGATCATGTAAATATTATTGGAAAACAACCACAATATAAAATTTACGAACAATTGCAAAAAGGGTATCTTAAAATTTTCCTGAATCAAGATGAAAAAGTCACGAATCCATCTAAATTTGCTTTGAAAATCTCTGGTATTTGGGAAACCGAATCTTATTACGGTGTGACATACAAGTTTTTATTAATTAACCATCTGTAGTAAACTTGGTTAGAATAGTATCCAATGTGCCGATACATAATAAGGTAATTAATCCTAGAACGCCAATGGATAAGCCATATGTTTTAGGCAAGGAGTGATTTAACTTATATTGGTCTCCCTGTGTTCCATAATAAAACAGAACGAGTTGTGCTGCAATAAGAGCCATAATAATCTTTGAAAAATTAAAGTATCCTACCGAGACATGTCCGTCTGAGATAATATTCATATTCGTAGAGAGAATGTAAAGGAGATATCCTAGACAACCTAATAGAAATAAAAAGGGTCCAGCCGAAGTGGCATAAGCAATTGCACTGGATAATTTAGAACCAGGTTTACTAAGATTTATTAGAAGAGTGGCAGTAATAAATACGAGTCCAGTTATAATGAATGAATATCCTGCTAAAGTGCCTATAATTGCGCTTTTTGAACTGATTCCTATAGTAGATAACACAATAATAATACCAACTGCAATAAAAGAAGAATATACTTTAGATAAATCAATCATTCTTATAGTAAATAGATATAAAAATTATTATATGTATTTATTAATAAAAAAAAATAAGAGCTAATACTATGAATCCTAGTCGATATCAAGAAACACCACCATTTGTAAACAAAGTAGTTTCAAACCTATCAACAAATCACCCAGTGATTAACAATGCGAATCAATACATGTATGAACAAAAGTTTGTCTCTATTCACTCTGAAGACCGCGATAGTAAAAAGTATCCTAATGCCAGCGAATTTGACATTGAGATGCCACAAGATTATTGTAATGTTCAAGCCGTCAAGTTGAGCACATGGACTTTTCCATCCACATTTACAACTTTCTCTCATAGCAGAAGTAATGTTTCCTTATCATTCAAGATTATTTCTCCATATAATCCTTCGGCACACGGGTCATCTGATACTTTGTTAACAAATATGTATTCAGCCTTAATGGATAATAGTAGTAATGAATATATTATCAATATAGAAGAAGGTTCTTATACAAATACTTATATGGCGAATGAACTTACCAATAAAATGAACGAAGCGGTAACATTCGTTATCCAAAACTATTTTATTAAACATGGATTAACTGCTCCCCTTGGACAATTTATAGCGAATAAGGGATATGACCAATTTGTAGTCATTTATCACGAAGTAGAAGCCACATTTTGGTTTGGAAACAGAAGTTCCGGGTTTGAATTGGTGAATAACTCGACCATTTATAGCAATATAAACAGTGCTTGTTTAAGCAAAAATACTGTATATCCTTCTTATATTGATTGGGGATTGCCTGCTTATTTAGGATTTTCTAGAAGTAAAGAACCTGTGATTGCTACAGATAGTAGTGGTCAAATATTACCTGTATTATATTATTTGCTACCACCTGCGAATGCTTGGCTTACACCTGAATCAACAGGTCCTTATAATTATGCTAATACAAATGTATTTTATATAAAATCACCTAATAAATCCAATGTATTGGGAAATCCTTATTTCTATATGGAATTATTTGGACTGAATTGCATAGATGAAATGATTCCTTATGTGGATAGTAAATTTACGCGGGAATCCAATGAAACCAACGGCACATTGAACGCAGCTTTTGCGAAATTATATAAAAATACATGGGTCGCACCTGATTGGACATGCAACAATGCTAATGAACTTATTCCTGTAAGAATTTTCAATCCTCCTGCTGAGAGAATCAAAAAGCTTCGCATTAAACTTAGGGAACATAATGGGCAACTCTTGGAATTGGGTAATGGTTCTTTTTCTTTCACTCTAGAATTTACTTTATATAAGCCACAGATTGAGAGAAGAAATAGTATGTTTGTCCCTGAAACCACCGCGTATTCTTACGCTTAATAAGATTAGGTTAAAGGTTAAAGGTCAAAGGTTTAAAGGTTAATTTTATAAGTTGTTTCTACCCATGTTTTTAACGCATCTATATGACATTCCATATGATTTTCTTTGAATCCATGCAATTTTAAAAAGGTTGGCTTTTTCATTTTTTCTGTTTTATAAAAAAGATAATCCCCGAATTTTCCACTTCGTATAGACAGGTCTTTAGTAATCGTTCTCAATGCCGTGGGTATTAACTGTTTTCTCTCTTCTTCTAGCAAAGGAAGAACCTCTAGCCAGGTAATATTTTCCGGTGGTCTGTTCCCTAGAGATGATAGGTTCTTACTAATAGGGCCTTTATCGCTATTCCATGAAGCATACAAACCATATTTCCCCTTTTTAATATAAACTGGCGAACCTTCATATTCACCTATGGCCGAAGAACTATTTGCCTGAAGGAGTAATTCCTCCAAGGTATATTCTCCTTTCTCTAACCTTTTCAAGTCTATATCTGGTTTTATAGAGAGAAATGTAGCCGTTTTACCTGTCCCCTTTTTAATAACCGGACCATATTTTCCTATCATATAAGAGTGTTCATTGTCAATCTTGATTTCACATTTTTTAACTATCTCCTCGGCTTTTAACTCAGCGCATAAGACATCTAAATCTGTTTTCAATTCATTGCATACTTCATGCCAAACGGTTTGCCCTTTTACAATAGCATCTAACTTTAACTCCATCGCATTGGTATAATCATATTGAAATAGATGGTCAAAGTGTTTTAGTAAGAATTCAATAACTAATATGCCGACCGGTTGTATACAAAGCTTTCCTTTTTCATTGCCAAAATCTCTCTTGGTATTTATTTCATTCAAGATATCGTCCTCTAGTTCAAAATCTTTACAAGCTACTGTCTGTCCTTGTATGTCCATTTTCTTTACATATCCTCGTTCAATAATTTTATCTAGTAAAGAGGCAAAGGTGCTAGGTCTTCCTATTCCCTTTTCTTCTAATAATGAAATTAACCTGGCTTCAGTATAATGTTGCTTCTTATCCTTGAGAGAAACCTTGGAACTCACCTTTTGATAAGGAAGGATTGCACCATCTTTTAGTTGAAGCAAATACGAATAATGACTGGCTTCTTCTTTTTCCTTTTCCTTTTCTTTTTTCTTATAGACTTGTTGCCATCCTAAAAAAAGAGGCAGTTCTTCTGTAGTAGAATACAGTGTGTTTAACGGACCCGTAATAGTAGCATTTAGAGATGAATACTGGGCATCTGACATACAACTGGCTACTGTATTTTGCCAAATAAATGTATACAGTCGTTTCTCTCTTGGTTTCATATCGGGGGAAACTTCTAACACCGACAAATCTGTTACACGAATGGCTTCATGAGCTTTTTCTTTCTCCTTCTCATTATCTTTATCTTTATTATTAATTATTAGTACATCTTCGTCATCATCCCCAGATGTTTGAACTAAGTCATCAATCCTAGGACTAATATATTTGTCAGAACCGAAGGTTTCAACAATATACTGTTTAACTTGGTCTACAAATGGGGATGAATATTGTGTAGAATCCGTGCGCATATAGGTAATATATCCACCTTCGTATAGAGTTTGACATAGTGACATGGTTTCTTTCGGTGAATAATGTAGTTCATTGGATGCAGCCTGCTGAATCTTTGATGTGGTAAAAGGAACAGGTGCTGATTTTTCAACGGTGGATAGCCTTCCTCGTTTAAAAATATGGTCAAAATTCACGGTTTCTTCTAAAAAATTGGACACTTCACTATCTGTTTCAAATTGCTTCTTCAAATCAAATGGAATCCTTTTATTTGTAAAATATCCCACGGTATTATATACCTGTTTACCAGGATTATTGGTGATTTCTAAACTATTCTCATAGATTAACCGCAAGGCAGGAGTTTGACAACGCCCAGCTGATAAACTATGCTCAGCTTTTTTCGATATGTAACTCCATAAAAGAGGTGACAATTTAAAACCAACCAGTAAATCAAGCACTTGCCTAGCTTGTTGTGCATGGACTATTGGCATATGTATCCTTGTAGGTGACTTGATAGCTGATTGGATAGCCTTCTCGGTGATTGCGTGATAGACGATTCTCTTTGTAGTTTCCAATGACAATCCAAAGAGAGAACAGATATGCCATGCGATGGCCTCCCCCTCTCTATCATCATCCGTTGCTAAGATGATTTCGTCTGCTGCCTTAATTTCTCTCTTCATAAGTTCAATATGACTCTTTTTCTTAGGGTCAATATGAAAAGTTATTTGGCATTGCCTTTGAAACTGAATATCTTCTAAAGAACGCAATTCCCTGAAATGGCCAAAACTAGCAATACATTTATATCCCGGACCCAGATAACCTTCTATTTTTTTACATTTGGCAGGGGATTCTACAATGACAAGGGATAACCCTAATGGTTTTTTTTTATAAGACATTCTATATCTAAATATGGTAAGTTATATTTAATCTCTTTCAATGAATAATATAATCACGCTATTCATTGAAAAGTTATCCGTATGTGTAAATGTAAACAGCGCCGGAACTGCCATTATATCCATAATCAGAGAAGGCTGCTACAGTTTTTAGAGGATTGAGAAATGATGCTGCTGAGTTTGTCAAGTCAGTATAAATTCCACTATTTCCAGCGGCATTGACAAAACTAGCCCATCCGCCTGAACCACCAGCACCAGTTCCGGGAATGGGAATAAATCCTCCTCCTTGAGGAATCGGGGAAGGAATTCCTGTTATGCTTCCACCCGCATCTCTTTTAAGAAAACTATATCCTCCTCCACCAGCACCACCTATACCGAGTTGTGTAATAGATGAGTTAGTGCTATAAGGATTAGTATGACCTGATTCTATAGTAGTATTACCAGAGCCATAACTACTGCTTAATGATGTTGGAATTCCAGATGCGTTATTCAACGCGGCCACGGTAGTTTGTGTAACATGCATACCCTGACCTCCAGAACTTCCATTATTTCCAACACCACCTTTTCCAGGATTTCCTATAGTGGCATTTTGACCTCCCTGTCCACCTTTTGCTACGTGATTCAAAAAAGTTGTATTTCCTCCATTTCCGCCAGGAGCAGCACCGCCAGCGCCTACAACCAAAGGATATCCTACTTTAGGTAATACATCATATGTAAACATAGTAACTGCACCTCCTGCTCCACCACCTCCTCCGTGAAGAGGATTAGCTGAACCATCCGTTGAATTAGATCCGGTGCTTAATGTTCCGTGGGAGGATTTTCCACCTGCACCACCACCACCCACCATAACTACAGTAATAGTGGTAGCTTTATTAAAAGAAACAACATCGTCATCTAGATAGACCTTGTAATAGCTATTATGACTGGTTGTATTAGGGTTAATATAACTGTTTCCAACATTGACTTTTCCTGAATTAGCTCCTTTTGACATTTCTTATATTTATATCTAAGATTTTTATTTTTGTAAATAGTAAAATTTTCCTAAAGGGAGATTTAGCTGTTGTATTGATATTATTAATGCATACTAATAAAAGCCGAGTTAAAAACAACCGTCTTTTTTAACCTCAGATGCACTCTTTTTTGCTTCTATGTTTACTAATATATTGTTGATAAAATAATCACTTGGTTCTTGAAGACCCACTTTTGTAGATGTTTTAAACACAGCAATATCAATAGGATGAACAACTTTAATTTTATCACCATTATCATTAATGGTTGTTAACATTCCTACCATTAATTCAAAAAATCCCATAGGATTAATAGATACTTGACTATCATTGTCTATAATATTAGTATTTTCATTAATATTTGACAACTGATTTGCGGTGTTTGCTAAAAGACATGCACAATCGTATAATATGGCAGCATTATTACTGGGGTCATATTTAACAGCTGTATTGTATGTATTAAGTGCTGCTGTATAGGCAGTGTATGCGTCGATTCTTGATAATAATGACAAAGAGGATTCTTGTCCAGTTAATGTATTCTCTAATTTAACGAATTTACGCTCTAATTGATTAATCTCTTGTTTCATAGTTCGCTCCACTCTATCTATTTTTTTTGAGATTGTATCCATTTTTTTTGACATTATATCTAGTTTATCCATAATTTGTTGGTTTGTTGCCATTTATTAAATACAAATACTATTTTTTTAGCAGAAACCTTTTTAATTATTTGTTAACTCAAATTCTTAAACGTTTTCCAGGAAATGTTTGCTACAGGCTCTAGCTTTTCAACCATTGGTTCATCTTGATTCAGCTTATCGGCTTTTTTCAGTGCGCTATCTACATATAATTCCTTTAGCAAAGTGCCAACAACAAATGCACCCTCGTGCTGGTCCAATTCACCATCTTCAATTCGCCTTAATACGTTCAAAAATTGATTCAAAATGCCTAAATCGATTTCACTTTTACGGATTTTATTGTAAATATCAGTATAATAAGTGAATAAAAAAGGACACACATTTACGCCTTCATCATGGATTTTTTCGTCGTCTCCCTTATATTGATTCATCAGTTTAAGGAGAGCATTAATATCAGCCTGCAATTTATGACTATGCTTTAGTTCCCGAATCAAATCTGTAACGTCCTCCACATTATTTGCCTTAATCATTTGCTGAAGTTGCAACCGCGCTTTATCGTCCATTTAGATAGTTTATAATTATATATTTAAACCTAAATTTTTTTGAATTATTTTATTCTATTCATAATATAATAGTATGTCAGCAACCAATTATACACCTCCTCCATTTACAAAAGAAGGTAGTGTTGGTTCACCACAACAGAATGCATTTGATAAAACGCAATCGGCTGGACAAAGTCAAGCCGCATTGACAACAGGCGGAAGAAGGAGGAGAAGGAGGAGCAGTAAGTATTTGAGAGGTGGAGCCGGCGAAGTAGTTGTTCCACCCGTGTCAAACGCAGCCGGAATACCTGGTGTTAGTAACCAAGTAGCAGAAACCACAGCAACATCAGTAAATAGTCAAACGGCTGGGACAAATGATTCACTTGTGGGTAACCCACAACCTATAGGTGTTAGAGGCGGTAGAAGAAGAAGAAGAAGTAGAAAGATAATAAGAAGAGTAAAAAAGTCAAGAAAGACAAGAAAGACAAGAAGAGTAAAAAAGTCAAGGAATACAAAGAAAAAACAATAGAATAATCTAATAATAGTATAAGTTAATGCCAAAGGGAATAGATTGGTTTCATTTTGTCTATGTCAATTTAGGATTCGTAGCGATGGTTTTAATGATGTATTTCTTCATAGCATTAGATGATATCAAAAAGAACTGGCCTAAATATCGTTGCAATCCAATGTATATGCCTTTGTCCGATAATTTAGAACAAGATTTCGTATTTTGTGTTCAGAATATGCAAACCAACTTTATGGGATATTTGATGGAACCTATTACCTACTTATTAGGTAGTCTAGGTTCAATTGGTGCTGAAATATCGGCAAACTTAGATTTTGCTAGAAAAATGATAGCAAACATTCGCGGGTTTTTAGCAAGTATTGTAGATGGAATTTTTGGGGTTTTTGTAAATATCATTACCGAATTCCAAAAGATTATCATTGGTATTACCGATTTAATAGGAAAATTAGTAGCCGTCATGGTGACTATGATGTATCTTATGGATGGTTCAGTAAAAACTATGCAAAGTGCTTGGAATGGACCACCTGGACAAATGGTGCAAGTGATGGGTGCTTGTTTCCACCCGGAGACTCTTATCAAGAAACAAGATGGTTCTTCCTCTTATATGAAAGATTTGAATTTAGGCGATATTTTAGAAAATGGTAGCAAAGTAAAAGCCGTAATGAAAATAGACAATTCAGGCAAAGAACACGCCTTGTATAAAATTCCTAAAAAAGGTGTTAATGGAGAAGATATTTATGTTACAGGTTCACATATGGTGTTAAATGACGAAAAACAATTTGTTCCAGTAAAAGATTATTATTTGGCTGAAGAACAGAGAGAAGTGGAAACCATGTGGTTTTCCTGCTTGATTACAGACAATCATATCATTCCAGTGGGTTCACAACTATTCTGGGACTGGGAAGATTTCTTATTGAAGAAGTAAAAGAGGAAGAATAGAAGAATAAAGGAAAACCCTAATAATATTATTATTAGCTATATATAATAATAATATAAATGGACCCCATAAAAGATTCGTCCCATCAAATTAATAAAATGTATAAAAAATTATCCTATTTAGACCAATATGGAGAGTCTGTTTTATTAATGGTTGTATTGTATATTGCTCTATTTCTTATTTATTCATATTTTTCTGTGATGAAAAATATTCAACCTATTAAAGCAAATTGGCCGGCTGAAAGATGTAAACCACAAAATATTATGTTTGCTGGATTCATTAATAAACCAGAAAATAAGTCTGTATTCGAATTTACTGGAGAGAATTTTAATTATTGCTTGAACAATATTCAAACCTCTATTACGGGTTATCTTATGGAACCTATTACTTACTTAATAGGAGCATTGAATGCCATCTTTGAAGAACTTACACAGATTCTACAATATTTACGCATGATTATTAATAGAATCCGCAATAGTTTGGTGGATATTGCCAGCGATGTTATGGGTCGTCTCTCTAATTTTATTATTCCACTTCAACAAATCGTTATTGGAATTCGCGATACAATGGAGAAAATAAAAGGCATTCTAACGGCATCTATATACACTAGCTTAGGCACCTTTTATGTGTTAAAATCCGCAATGGGTGCTGTTACAGAAGTAACTATTTCGCTATTAATTGCTCTTGCTGCGCTTATTGTAGTAACATGGATTATCGCTATCTTCTTTCCACCATTTATTACTGCTGCCATTACCATGACAACACTGTTTGTTTCTATATCCATACCGTTGGCTGTTGTATTAGTTTTCATGGCCGAGGTAATGCACGTTAATTTAAATAAATCTGTTCCTAGTGTTCCGTCTCGTCCAGCTCCATCTCCGGGTAGTTGTTTTCATCCAGACACGCTTATTAAGAAGAAGGATGGTTCTTCATCTTGTATGAAAGACATCTGTTTAGGCGATATTTTGGAAAATGGCAGTAGAGTGAAAGCAGTTATGCGAATCGATAATTTAAATCAAAAACACACTTTATACAAAATAGCGGGTGGCGTAAATGGGGCAGATATTTATGTAACCGGGTCGCATATGATTCAGGATTCTAATGACGGACGATTTATAAAAGTGGAAGATTCACCAGTGGCTATAGTTCAAGAATCGGTGAAAACAGAATGGTTTAGCTGTTTTATAACAGATGACCATAAAATTCAAATTGGGAAACATACTTTCTGGGATTGGGAAGATTATTTATTATAAATAAAAATTATTATCTATGAAATATGTATAAAAAATGAATTTTAATATATCGTTTCGCATAGAAGTTGTATTACTAATTTTTATTATCTTCTTAATTATGTCTGGACACGTCGTGTGTTCATGCTCAAAAGTAGGACTACTAGAAGGGTTGTCTCTTTTGCAAGACAAATTCAAAAAAGGTAAAAGAGGACTACCTCTAGGAAATCCTGATGCCTCTTTGGTGGCAACAAACGCAGCCCAATACGGAAGAGAAGGATTCGTATCCAGCAACTTCCAAAGCGGGGGTATTATTAACGAAGGTCAATCTGTCCCTTATGCAAATACTAGAAATCCTATTAAAACAGACTGGTGGTTTACGCCCGATTTGACTAGTAGAAACGGAAAAGACAAAGGAAAAGGCATTCAAGCTATTGCGAATCGCCCTAAACAACCTGTTCCTTTACCAGAGGGAGAATTGCTCCTATTTGCCAACACACAATTCAGCCCTAAATGCTGTCCTAATGCGTATTCTACAAGCAAAGGATGCGCTTGTATGACGACTGGTCAATATGATTATTTGATTAATCGCGGAGGGAATAATGTCCCTTATTCTGAGTATTAGACGTGTTTAGAAAAATAATATATTATTTATAAAATAATATGTCTTTATAATATATAAAGTAAATGAGTATTATCCAAAAATTTTTAAACAAAAGCAAAATAGAGGAAACAAAAGAGGAAATTTTAAAAGGAATTGTTATTATGAGTAATATTATGACTAATATGTCAGAAGATAAAAGATGGAAAGAGATATATAAAGAACTAATTCATGATGGAAGTATACAAATAGCATTTAAAACAACATTTGGTCAAAACGGTGGACGAAGTGGCAGTCAGCGCGGAGGATTCCCTCCCGGGTTTAATCCATTTACCGGAGAAATTCTTGACGGTGAGGGTTCTCTGGCCGCAATAGGATTGATGTTTGGATGGGCTGCCTTATCTATGCTTAATACATTTTTTAGAGGAGATGCTGATAATGTAGGATTTTTTAGCGGAACATTTCCTAATGGAACATTTCCTAATGGAACATTCCCTAATGGTTCATTTCCTGGTCCTGGAGGAGCTCGTAAATACAGAAAATCTAGAAGAACCCGAAAACATAAAAAAAATAGAAAGTAAATATAGTAATGCTTTCTACTATTGTAAAACTTAATGGAATTTATGATATCTTATGCGCTGGTTGCATCGCCAGATATATAAGTATTCCATTATTCAATACATTACACATATCCGTATTTAATTATGCACTTTGTAAGAAAGAAAGAAACTATTTAGCAGGCTGGGTATGTTTGAATGGCTTAGTTAGATTAAGTAATCTTAGGAAATGGATTATACTTTCTTATATCGTTGAAGCGTGTGTTTTCATAGGCGCGTTATTTTTACAACGCGTCTATTTCTGGAAAGCATTCTTTATAATAGTAACATCATTATTGTTAGGTTATTTACTACTTTGATAAAGATTCACAAATAGAACAATACTTGATTTTGACGCTCCTATCAGGGTCAATATCAATCCAGTCTTCTACATAAGTATGTTGGCACATCTCTTCAATCTTCTTATTAAGAGTATCCAGCTTGCCCTCCAAAAAACGGATTTGCTTTCCAATAAAATAAGCATCAACTTCTTCTATAAGAGGGTCACAACAAGAAAAAAAATCAATGCTATTTTGAATGGTTTGTCTTTTTTTAAGTAACTCGTTCACCAGGTCCATGTATCTACTATAACATATCAGTTGTATTTATATTTGTTTGATACATATTAAGACCATTTCTAAACGCGGATTATTCATTTTGGCACAACTTTTTCTAAAGATGGATTATTCAATTTGGCACCACCTTTTCTAAAGGTGGTTTTAGACGTAGAGACCATATAGCGCTACATTATCTTCCTCCTTCTTAATCAACTTATCCACAATCTCATTGGTCACTGTAAAAGGAAATTCTACCTTAAGTGACATATCCTCTTCAAACAAATTACTTCCAGGGCGCATGAGTCTATACAAATTCAACTTGGTATAAATAATTTCCAGACAACGCTTTAGATTTCGAACACCATCTTCTTTACCGCAATGCGTTTCAATAATATAGTGAAGAGTGACATCTGGAATCATAATATCTTCACTAGTAAACTTGACCTGTTCCCGAATCTTTGGCAACAAATATCCATTAGAAATCACAGTCTTCTGCTTCTTATCATATCCTTTGGTTTGAATTCTATACATACGGTCTCTCAAAATGGGATTAATCTTTGATTCATCATTATAACTAAAGATAAAGAGACACTTACTCAAATCAAAATCAATCTCAGCAAAATACTTGTCATGAAACTGGCTATTCTGTGTGGTATCCGTAAGATGTGTCAAAATTCCGGCAATTTCCTCACCCTTTGGCGTATCACTAATTTTATCTAATTCGTCAAAGTAAATGACTGGATTCATACACTTGCTATCAATGAGAATCTGGACGATTTTTCCCCAAACACTCCCTTCATAAGTGTAGGAATGACCTTCTAGGAAACTACTATCTGTAGCACCACCAAGGGCAATAAAAGCAAATGGGCGATTCAAAATCTTACTGATTCCCTCCTTCACCAGCGTCGTTTTGCCTGTACCCATTGGACCTTTAATAGCGATTGCCGTTCCAATGGATTCAGGATTTGTAATCAACTGACCCAACATTTGCATGATTTGAATTTTGGCGTCATTAAGCCCATAAACCGCATCATTCAGTGTTTGTTGCGCTTTTTCCATAAAATCGTGACATACTTCTACGCCATCGCTAATATTAACAGGTAGGCGCTCAATCTTGTTGAATGGAATGCGCATAAAAGTGTCCACCCAATTCTTCATCTTGAAATATTCTCCAGAACCGGGTTCCATATAACGCAAAGAACTAATCTTCTTCATAGCGGCTGCCTTGAAGATATGTGGAATATTGGCTTCCAATAGCGTAATCCTATAAGGAGTTTCTACGCGAATAATCTTATTGACCTCCTTAACCTCCTTGATAATCTTCTTTTGCTCATCAATAGCCAATGTGCCGAAAAACTCGGAGTCGTTCATATTACTCTTATCACGAATAACCCGCTTGAAGATGCGAGTATTTCGCTCCTTGGTCTTCTCCACTTTTCTCTCCTGCTTTTTCTTCGAAGTCTTTATCTTAGACTCACACATTTGAATACATTCATTCACCATCTTGTTACTTTTACCAGCCGTTTTGTTCTTTTCATAAGTCTCTTTTAACTGTTTGAGAAACTCTTCTGGGTCCTCTTCTTCATCAGGTTCTTTCTCCTTTTTTTCTTTATCTTTCTCTTTCTTCTCCTTTTCCCTTTCCTTAAGTCTTACAGACCTCTTATTCTTTTTACTAACTACTTCCTGTTCTTCTTCCTCCTCATCTGTTTCTTCATCTTCATCTTCATCTTCATCTTCATCATCGCTCGTTGAAACACTATCATCTTCATTTTCGGTTTCTTCATCTTCATCAACCCATTCACTATCATCATCCTCCCACTCATCCTCCTCTTCTCCGTTGCCAATCGTAAAGATAATATTAAACTTATTTGAACCGGTGACTTCCTCATCAAGGTCTTCCTCTTCATCTGCGTCATCATCTTCTTCCTCTTCTGACTCTTCTATCACTTGTTTCTTATTCTTACCCTTACCCTTACTCTTATTCTTATTCTTACTAGTAACAATATTCTCTTCCTCCTCTTCATCTGATTCTTCTTCCATGACTTTCTTCAACTTTTTCTTAAGCCTATCACCAGCTGCAATCTTATCGCTTAGATTCTTCGAGGGAAATATTTTTTGAAGAAATTTGCGATACTCATGAGTATCCATCTCGCCTTCTTGGTCGTCCTCCTCTTCCTCGTCATAAGAAGAGTCATCATCGTCATCAGAAGACTCAGCCTTCTTCTTTCGATTCTTCAACTCTTCCTGTTTCTTGGAAACAGACTTCTTTTTATCCATCTTACTCTTCTTCATTTGAGGTGAATCCTTGGGCATCTTGTATAGAATACTATCTCACTATGATTTTAAATCCTATTCAATTTTATTTTATATCAATAAAACCCATTGATTTATTTCTATATGACACCATAATACAGGATATACCCTAAATAAAACTCAAAAAAGTTTTTAGAGCATACATCTAATATATTATAACAAATATTTTTTATAAAGTAAGGCAAGAACGCCGATACACCATAGAGAGACCATATAGTTACTAATACCCAAAATAACGTTCTCCCTTTTTCCGTATAAATGGCATACTGATAATAAATGATTGCAAAATACATGAGAAAGGGTATAAATCCTGCTATAATAGCCAATGGAGCCCATATTAGCTTTCTCTCTGAAATATACCCGAGGAGTAACATTGTGGCATTTAGAAGAATGATTCCGGTCAATATATAACGCTGTTCGTAAATAATAGATAAGCTGGTTTGCTTATAAGGAGTGGCCAATTCCCTATTGTTTATAAAACAAAGAAAGATGACAAATATAACGAGCATTGTTGGTGTGGTAATGAACCAGTCATAATAGCGATATACCGTGATATCTTTTATTACTTTATAGCGACTTACTAGCCATAAGTAAAATGTGCCTTCAACAATTTGAACGAATAGTCCTCCAGCAAGTAACTCTAATAATATGCGTAATTCTTCTTTCTTTTCCGGAGATACATGATCTATAAGAACACCGATATTAAAAATACCTGCTATTATTTGAACTAACAATGATAGGTAAATAGTAAATGTAAAGATGGAAAAGAGGATTGTATTTTTTTTCATAATAAGATGGAGTCTATACTCTCTCTATAGAGTTAATTATTTTCTAAAGCATTTATTAAAGTTAGTTTGTAATTACTTGTTACTCAATAATTACAAAATTTATTTTCTAGATTTCTTTGATTTCTTAGATTTCTTTGATTTCTTTGATTTCTTTGATTTCTTTGATTTCTTAGATTTCTTAGATTTTCTTTTCCCTCCACTAAGCCCATATTCAACGTTAGTAAAATTTATACCAGCTGTATATTCTTTTCCGTTTATTTTAATATATACTATTCTTCCTGATTTACCATTTACTTGTGTCTCTTTAATACCTATATTAGTAATTATTCCGTCAGCTACCGTTTCATTTATTGTCCCGCTAGAAGGAAGGTGCAATGTTAGGATAGCCCTTTTATTAAAAATCTCGTCACGACGAATACTATCGGATATAATTTTTTCTGCAAACTCAAGCGCATGCATTCTATATAAAATATAAGAAGAAATAAAACAACATAGTTAAAAAATTTCTCCCTAAAAGAATTCAAAATAAAATTGATTTAAAAAATAAAAACCATATAAATAGTATACTCCTATACTAAGGAAGGATGTCTCGAACAGCACAAGAATTAAATCCTTCAAAGATCGTCGGTGTCCAATTTAGTATTCTATCTCCGGAAGAAATACGAAAGGGTTCCGTGGCCGAAATCACAACGAGGGATACTTATGTAAATGGAAAACCTATTATTGGTGGTCTCTTTGATCCGCGCATGGGTGTCTTAGAGCCTGGTCTTATCTGTCCTACAGATGGGCTAGACTATATGCAGACACCTGGATACTTTGGTCATATTGAATTGGCGCGCCCTGTGTTTTACATTCAATATTTAGGAACTCTTATGAAAGTATTGCGATGCGTTTGTTTCAAGTGTAGCAAGCTATTAGTTAGCAAAGAAAAGTATAGTCAAGCGTTGAAACTTGTCGGTGACGCTAGATGGAAATATGTGTTCTCATTGGCTAGTAAAATCAAGCGCTGTGGTGAGGACACTGAAGATGGATGTGGTTGTCTTCAGCCTAAGACGATTAAGAAAGAAGGCTTAGCCACTATATTTGCCAGTTGGGAAGAATCAAGCGACATTACTGTCAAGTTGACACCCGAGATGGTTATTAAAATTTGTAAGCGCATTTCTGACGAAGATGTGTCTTTTATGGGGTTCAGTCCTATCTGGTCTCGCCCCGATTGGATGGTGTGTCAAACTATGGCTGTCCCGCCTCCTGCGGTTCGCCCCTCGGTGAAACATGACGCGCAACAGCGTTCTGAGGACGATTTAAGTCATATCTTAGTGAATATTATCAAGACGAATAAGACGCTTCAGGAGAAAATTCAAAACAATGCTCCGGCGAATGTGATTGATGATTGGACGACTGTTCTACAATACTATCTAGCTACACTGGTGGATAATAAGATTCCTGGTGTGGCTTCAGTAGCACAGCGCTCAGGTCGTCCTCTAAAGTCGATTAAAGACCGCTTAAATGGAAAAGGTGGTCGCATGAGAGCGAACCTGATGGCAAAACGTGTCGACTTTAGCGCTCGTTCCGTTATCACTGCCGACCCGAATATTTCCATTAAGGAACTTGGTATTCCCATGAAGATTGCTAAGAATATTACGAAGCCGGTCATTGTGAATCGCATTAACCGCGCATTCTTGATGAAATTAGTTCAAAATGGCCCTGATGTCCATCCAGGAGCCAAGATTTTAGAGAGAAAGAATGGTGATTCCATTACTCTGCGCTATGTAGATAGAAAGTCGATTGTCTTGGAGGATGGTGACATTGTTCATCGTCACATGATGGACGGCGACCCCATTTTGTTTAACAGACAACCGACTCTTCACAGAATGTCGATGATGTGTCATATTGCTCGCATTATGTCGCGAGGAGATACCTTTAGAATGAATGTGGCGGACACAAAACCGTACAATGCTGATTTTGATGGCGATAAATCTTGTCGCCAACAGGGGACTGCCAAGTAAGTTGTAAACAAAACTTATTTGGGAAAACAGTGTAATGTTTACCTATTCGTTAAGAATAGATATAATCCTCTAGTTATACCACCTTTGGGAAAGGTGGAGCCAAATCTATTACAAAGTAGATTACCTATTTGGCTCCACCTTTCCCAAAGGTGGAATAGCAATGTGATCAAATTGCGGGAAACCCTTTAGAGCCTTCACTACCACTCACAAATGGAAACGTTTATGAGGAACTCGGTTAATAGCCGAACCCAATGGTAAAAATGTGAAGGATTAGGCAATCCGCAGCCAAGACCCTAACCTCGCTATGATAGAGAATGGGTAAGGTTCAGAGACTAGATGGTTACAGGTCTTAAATGATGGTCTAATCAACCTGATAAGGCTCAAGGTATAGTCCGTCCCTATAGGAAACTTTAGGGGATTCATGGAGATGAATTTACACATGCCTCAGGATACAGAATCCGATTCTGAGTTGAAAAATTTGGCAGCCGTGCCATATCAAATTATTAGTCCAGCCAACAATGCTTCTATCGTGGGCATTTACCAGGACTCCTTATTGGGAAGTTATCGTTTTACCAGGGAAAATATTAAGTTCAGCAAGAGAGACGCCATGAATCTCTTGATGATGTTTCCAAAGGTGAATGAAGAGCTGTTTTCCAAGGAGGGAAGAATATCCAATTTTGAAATTATGTCGCAAATCTTGCCCCCGATTAGTTTGAAATATAAGACAAAGCATTTCAAGGAGGATAAAGATGATATGTCAACCTCGAATAATGTCTTGGAGATTAAGAATGGCAAGTATATTCGTGGACAAATGGAAAAGGGTGTTCTTGGTTCAGGCACCAAGGGTCTTATCCACCGTGTTTGCAACGATTATGGTAATATGGCTTCGGCTGATTTTATCGACGACTTGCAAAACATTGTCACGGAATACATGAAGTCCAGTTCGTTTAGTGTTGGTATTAGTGATCTCATATCGGATGACAAGACCAACGATTCTATTATCAAGATTATTAGTGATAAGAAAAATGATGTGAAGAGTCTCATTGACCAGACCCAAATTGGTGTGTTTGAGAACAATACAGGCAAAACCAATGAGGAGGAATTTGAGACTCAGGTGAACAATATCCTGAATAAAGCATCAGCTGAAGCAGGCAAGGTTGGTCTCAGCAGTTTGAATAAAGATAATCGATTTGTTATCATGGTGAATGCGGGTTCAAAGGGTTCAGATTTGAACATCTCGCAGATGATTTCTTGTTTAGGACAACAGAATGTAGATGGTAAGCGCATTCCTTATGGTTTCGACCAGAGGACCTTGCCACACTTCAGTAAGTTCGACGACAGTCCAGGAGCCCGAGGATTTGTTGAAAGTTCTTATATCAATGGTCTTACACCACAGGAACTCTTCTTCCACGCCATGGGTGGTCGCGTGGGTCTCATTGATACTGCCGTTAAGACATCGACCACTGGTTATATCCAGAGACGATTGATTAAGGGTATGGAGGATATCATGGTGGGTTATGACATGGTCTTGAGAACGAACAAAGGAAAGATTGTTCAATTCACTTATGGTGACGATTCCTTTGACCCAGTCAAGGTGGAGAACCAGATGTTGTCCTTAACATCTATGAGTATTCAGGATATTTATGCTCATTACAATATTCCCGATGAAGCTGGGAAGAACAAAGCGCTTTCCACGATTCTTATTAAGTCGGCTATGACGCGATTCAAGAAACAATATGGAGATATGCAGAAAAAGTGCAAGTTTTACACGGATTTTATGATTGAAAAACGCGATGCTATTGTGAAGCATATTTTCAAGAATAAGGATAATAGTGTTGTGAATTCACCTGTAGCATTCTTTCACATTATCAACAATGTCCAAGAGCAACAGTATTTAACTAGCAATTCCATGGTGGATCTCACCATTATGGAAGCCTTTGACTTAATCGAGGAAAATTATAGCAATTTGGAAAAGATTCGGTGTGCTGTTCCCAATCAGTTATTCAAGACGCTTTATTACTTCTTCTTGTCGCCCAAGGAACTCCTCTTTGTCAAGCGATTCAATCGCGCTGCATTGACCATTCTATTGGAGACGATTACTTTAAACTACAAGCGTGCCATTGTAGCACCTGGTGAAATGGTGGGAATGATTGCTGCGCAGAGTATCGGAGAGCCGACAACTCAGATGACTTTGAATTCAGTCACATATGAGACACCTATTATCGTAAGGAATCGCGCAGGCGAAATTCAAAAAGTTCAGATTGGAGATTTCATTGAAAAGCATATTGCCAGTCCCAAAAAGTTGGAGTATTATGCCGACAAAGACACCACTTATGCTGAGCTTACTGAGTATTTTGAAATTCCTTCTTGCACAGAGGATGGTGAAGTAGTATGGAAGGAAATCGAGGCAGTCACAAGACATCCTGTGATTAATAAAGATGGCTCAAATACCATGTTGAAAGTGACTACTAAGGAGCAACGCGAAGTCATTGCTACGAAAGCAAAGTCGTTCTTGAAATTGGTGAATGGAAAGATTATTCAAGTAAATGGTGATACCTTAAAAGTAGGAGATTATTTACCAGTTTCCACAAAGCCGATTGATTTCCCTGAAGTATTGAATTTAGATTTGAAGACTGTTTTGCCCCCAACAGAATATATGTATTCATCTGAAGTAGAAAAAGCAAAGGCAGTCATGCACGAATATCGTTGGTGGACAAAACACCAAGGGAAAACATTCACATTACCTTATAAACGCAGTGATTCGTTTGTAGCCAAGGTAAGTGAAAAGTTACGCAATGGTTGCAAGACAAAAACCGGTTTTACTCCTGGATGCGTCTATATGGCACAAACCAATATGAATTCATACACAATTCCTGAAAAAATCCCATTGGATTACAATTTTGGTTACTTAGTAGGTGCTTACGCAGCGGAAGGATGTATGACAAAATTTCAAGTATCCATTGCTAATAATGACGCTGAATATTTCAAACCTATTTTGGAGTTATGTCAAGCTTGGAACATCAAGACCAAAGTGTATCGTCATGAGAATAAAGGACAAGAAGGCTGGACTAGCCAAGATTTGCGCATTTATAACACTGTTTTGTGTCGCATTCTAGAGCTCTTTTGTGGTAAGCTGAGTCATAATAAGTTTGTAAGTGATAAAATTATCTTTTCAAATAAGCAATGTCTACTAGGATTCTTGGACGCCTATATTGGTGGGGATGGTTGCGTTGTTTCTAAAGGAAAATATATAACAGCTAGTTCTGTTTCAAAAGACTTACTAATTGATGTCCAGCAAATGTTGAATATACTTGGTGTGTATAGCTTTATTAATAAATATAAGAAACAAGATTCAAATAATAGAGGAACATTAAGTGAAAATATTCATCAAACTTATACATTATTGGTTAGAAATAAACAAGCTCAAAAATTAGCCAAAATGCTAAATATTAAATTGGATTATAAAATTGAGTCATGTAAAATAATTGCTAACCATACTTTATTATTCGACTATGATATCAATAAAAATTATTTAACTATACCAAATGAAATCGATGGAGAAATTATATTTGAACCCAGAACATCTGATACCTTGACTGATGTTTTATTTGATAAAATAGTATCAATTGAAGAAGTTCTCAATACTACAAATTATGCGTATGACCTAACTATTTCAGATACTAGAAATTTTAACATCTATAATGGTCTTGCTTTATCAGATACGTTCCATTTCGCAGGGGTCGCCTCAAAATCTAACGTCACCCGTGGTGTGCCAAGAATTGAAGAAATTCTATCTTTGTCATCGGAGCCCAAGAATCCTTCATTAACAGTGTTCTTGAAACCCGAGGAAGAAACCAACCGGGAAAAGGCTCAGTCTATTATGTACATGTTGGAGCACACTATGTTGGCCGAGATTGTCAAGTCCACGGAAATTTGTTTCGACCCGGATGAGTTGAACACATTGATTCAAGAGGACGCTAGCACCATGGAGCAATATCGTGTCTTTGAGAATATGATGGATGATTGTGCAGAGATTGCTGTTACAGAGGAGTCATCTAACAAATCCAAGTGGATTATGCGTATGGAAATGAATCCCGAGATGATGTTGGAAAAGAACATTACAATGGATGATATTCACTTTACCTTGAAGAATGCATATGGCAAAGACATCTCATGCGTCTATTCGGATTACAATGCAGATAAGCTTATCTTTAGAATTAGGATGAATAGTGTTCTAAAGACGGGAACTAAGGGCGCTCAGAAGAAGGCGAAAGTGGACCCGCTAGACCAATCCGACCAGATTTACCTATTGAAGAATTTCCAGGACCAGTTGCTTCATAATATTATTATTCGCGGTGTAAAGAATATCAACAAAGTGATTTTGCGAAAAATCAAGGACACCATGATTGAGTCAGCAGGTGCTTTTAAGAAACAAGATATTTGGGTGTTGGATACAGTAGGAACCAACATGTTAGACGTCTTGGCACTTGATTACATTGACCCCACTAGAACTTTTAGTAATGACATTGTAGAGGTCTATAAGGTGTTTGGTATTGAGGCTGCTAGACAGACCATTTACAATGAGTTGGCAGAGGTGATTGAGTTTGATGGAACTTATATTAATTATCATCATTTGTCCATCTTATGTGATAGAATGACATTTACGAATAAGATGATATCGATTTTCAGACATGGTATCAACAATGATAATATTGGACCCATTGCCAAGGCTTCGTTTGAGGAGACACCTGAGATGTTCTTAAAGGCGGCAAGACATGCCGAACTGGATATGATGCGAGGTGTTTCAGCCAATGTGATGTGTGGTCAAGAAGGCTTGTTTGGAACCAATGCGTTTCAAGTAGTCCTGGATTTGAATGAGATGCGAAAGTTGCAGGCTACTACAGCATATGAGAAAACGGATGAAGAGGAAGAAATAGAGAATATGTTCGGTGGTATTGAGAATGCCGATGATAAATGTAGTACGAATAAACTGACTATCCAGAATAATGTGGTGAATATCAAGGCGTCCAATTTGGGTGAGGATAACGATTATAACCCAGGATTCTAATGAGTTACTGATTACTTTAGAAATATAATTGGTTACTTTGAAAATAATATTTTTTATATTCGTATAATGTATAAAAAATATGGCATACGAACCAGCAAACCCCATGTATGGTTCTGTCTATATGGAAAAAGCTCGTGGGCGTGTTTTGGCAGTACTTAGTGAAATGAACACTACTCGCAAAGGATTGAACACATTTCTTAGCATAGGAAAAGGTAACGAGAGTACATTAGCAAATGCTAAAGCTTTGCGTGGAGCGGCATATAAAGAAGCGTTAAAACAAATTATGAGTATGCCTAATGATACATTGGGTGATTATTCTGTTGTGTCTAACGCATTTAGACGTTCTAATTATTTTACTCAACGCGCCGGTGGTAGAAGACGAAGAAGAAAGAATGGTAAGAGAACACGAAAACACTAAAAATGACAATCTAGAATTCTAATTACTAGTAATACAATTGTCCTAAGTCAATAAAAAATATTAGTTTGATTCATTATAGTATTAAAAATAGTAGTATAATGAATACTATGAAAACCTTTTATAAAATTCTTCAAGATGAACTAGGCATGTATATCCCTAGTTTTCCTTGCGACCATTATTGGTTCGCTTTACCCAAAAGCTCTATGAGTTCACCAGAGAAAATATTGCTTTATCAATATATTATTCAACTAGACAAAGATATCCAAATTCTTAGTAAAAAAGATAAGAATATTCTAGCCAGAGCAAAATTTTCTCATTTGGATAAAATACTTAGTAATATCTTCTTATCTCAAGAGCAAAGAGATGAAATTTTACGAATCTTTAGCAAATGCCAACGAATTTATTATGCCTTTTCACGAGTAGCTTATCTTTATAAGTATAAGAAGGCGAAGACTGTTATTGATACTGACTTAGATATGAATGTATTGAATGAAAAGGAGAGAAATGTGTTTTGTCTGTTTCAATCCGGGAATAAAACTATGTTTCGTATTTATGATTTAATTAAAATAATAAATCGCGGATTGTCTAATTCGCCCAACTTTTTCCCAAATCCATTAGCTATTAAGAATCCATATAATAATATCGATTTTACACACACTGAACTATATAATATTTATTTTTTTATGTTGAATCGTGGTTTCATTATTTCTCCTTTATTTCAGCAATATTATAAAGCAAACTTTGACGAAGAACTGTTTACATGTGATAGTGAATGTCTTATTCGAGAAGTGGCAATAAGAAATTATATTTATACCTCACATGTAAATACACTCTATCCTGCTGTAAAATCGATGTTTTATTCTTACAGAGGTATAATGAAACATATTCGACTTCATCCTGCATTTCCTAAAGATAAGTTAGTTGCAATTATGAGACCTTATTTACAGTTGTATTATTTAAATGCTTATTATATACAAGGCACTATGAAATATAGCCAGGCTGATAGGATATTAAAAGAGAAACTAACAGCATTTGTCAAATTTAATCCTACTTTTGGAAGAAAAAAAATAACTGTTCAACAAAATAAGATTATACAGAAGGTGCCGTTTGTTAAAACAGTAATCTTTGATGATAATCATATTTCGTTTTATAGTAAACCAGAAATAGCAGATTCAAATGCGTTTCAAGTCATGATGGATATATTCGACCAATATGAATTTGACCCATTAGAAGATAATGATTCAGATATTGATTCAAATCATGGTCCCAATTATGACCCTGGACCCGATAGTGATTCTGGTGATGACCCTAGGTCTGACACTGATTCTGATATAGAGGAAGATGAGTAATTATTTCTTTGTCTTTCTCTTTTTTGTCTTTTTCTCTATTTTCCTTATCTTTTTTGTCTTTTTTGTCTTTTTTGTCTTTCTTATCTTTGAACCACCCATTAGGTCTTTCTTACTTTCTCTATCTTTCTCTGCTTTTATTGATGCTGATGCATGGTCAACCGCTCGATTAATGGCATCCATCATAAATTTGCTAAATGAAAATCCTTCACCAGGCATCTAATATTAAATTATACCAATATTATTTATTATTGAAATAATTACACTACTTTTAATGTTGCGATTCGATTCTTTTTACTTTTCTTCACCCGAATAAAGGTTTGTTCTTCTGCCTTCTTTTCTTCTTTCACTTGTTCTTCTTCTTTCACTTGTTCTTCTTCTTTCACTTGTTCTTCTTCTTTCACTTGTTCTTCTTCTACTGGTTCTCCCACTACCTCTTTTTCTCTCTCTATTTCTTCTTTTGGAAGTATAAGGGTATATTTTTTCTTCTTATACTTTGTTTTGGGTTCAACCTTATACTCTTGCAAATAAGTCTCAATGGTCACTTGTTTATCAAACGCACTGCGGATTCCTGTTCCTTCTTTAAGAATCGATAACGGAAAAGAGATATCATTACCCTCGTTTGTTATTATTTTATACTTTGGTATATTTTCACTTCGTAAACCAGGGCTCACAATAAAAATAAAACTATCATCTGGTTTACCATACAATACAAATTCAGTCTCTTTATTCCCAGTTTGTAATATGGTTACACTTGAAAGTAAAATAGCAGGAATCTTATATTTTGTTACTATCAGCCAAATGTCCAATGGAGTAATAAAATAATCCTCGGAATATAAAAATTCATCAAATTCTAATTTCCATTTCTTCACTTGGTTTCCATTTGTTTTTTTTCCTTCTAAAATTAAAATATCCATAATAGTTTGTTTATATAACTCTAATAAGGGCTGATACTCTTCATACAAAATGTGTTTTAACTCCTCTATAGAAAGTGTTATATTTTTTGAATAATGAACAATATCTATTAACATACTAAACCCGCATAAGATAGAATTCTCATAACTAAGCTCACGGAAACTAGACGGAAATATCTTTTTCCAAATTCCAGACACAATTCTATCTGTTTTTTGCCCTTGACACTTTGTCTCCGTCAATGATAAATGCCTATTTTGTTCTGCCGGAATACCAAACTCCTTAATCGTATTCTGTTTTCCTACATGAAGAAGATTATCATAGACTTGTGTTGTAATAGGCGCAGCCATATCACGGCTTGTGGCTACCTTGTATTTATTAAGAATAACTGGTTCTAAACCTTCAAAATACTCTTGATTTAACAAGGATTGCAGTAAAATAACCTCATCGTCTAACAAATTATATCCCATAGACTGAAATGATAAATAGGTTTGCGGTTTGAAAATAACGGATTTGATTCTATTAAACCTAATTAGCTCATCTGCCATTTTGCCAAAATAAATTAGTTCGTTGTTTTTCCCCGTTAATAAATTCTTATCAGGAATTACAATCTGACAAGTATTATCCGCGGTTGCTAAACACAATGGAGCGCGTGTTGCGCATTTATCTTGGTCACCACTATAAACAATACAGGTAGATACTTTGTCAATCAAAGAAATGTCATATTCCCCGAAAACAATGGTATCATGCACGAGCGTTTTTAACATTGCAATTACAGACTTTAGTTTGGAGTGATAAGTAATCATTTTTTGCGCCGTCATTTTCTCTATTCGTTCTCGCAATTCTAAATTCTCATATTTATTCAAGAGAATACGCACCGTGTTTCTGAACACATTATAAAAATTTGTTTCCATTTTTATTTTTTTGAGATACTCTATGCGCTCTTTATCTACATCTTCAGATAGCGCTATTTCAGTATCGGCTAATTCTTTCTTGACTATGTAATTATGGTCCTGAAGAATAGGAATATTATCCTCAGGAAGGTCTAATAAAGCTACTGGTTCTAACAGTTGTATAAATTGATTGGAGCCCGTTAAAAATCCAACCACATGTTCATCCTCAGTTACCTTAAAACTAGGATTGCACGGTATTTTCCCTTTACTTTCTTTGTAAAGGCCTGTTAAGAAAGACAATGTTTCCTGATAAGTAAATAAAGTCTCATCAGTATCTTGGAACATATAAGGTATATCTTGCTTCATTCCTGATGGATGACACGGAACAAATCCTTTTCTATTGTTTTCTATGATTAGACCAATCACCTGATTATGATAATTCATGATTTGGTTTTGAACTGTATAACCTAATTCCTTTACCTTGGCTAATAGTGCGTCTAGCAATATAGCTTGTTTAAACTTATAAGTATTTGGCATACTAGCCAATGGTAGACAACTATTTCGTAAGATAGGCTTGATTATCTTTGTAAAAATGGAATGCATTGGTGTTTTTGATAAATCAGGACTTAACTCGCTAAAGGTCGTCTTGACAATAATTTTACTCTCCTCGTTTCGATAAGAATAAATAGGCTCATAATAATTGTTATTTTTGATAATAAAAAGCGTTTTCTTCTTTGAATCATAATATTCACTAGAATAATGATTTGTAGGACATATCAATTCAATATTGTTTGTGGTATCATTGTTTGTTATATGTAAAATAATAAGATTTAATCCTGTTTTAAATAGTTTTTCATTTGGTTTGCATACAATGTCCCATAAATATGAATGATCTATTATTTCCGTATCGTCTCGCAAAAATGCGCAAAAGTTTTCATATGCACTGATGACCTTTTTGAAATACTTTTCTTCTTTTTTGTCATCTTTTTTGATAGCCGAATAGAGCTTCGTCTTTGTATACTTTGTTATATCTGCATTGTTTTTATTATACCTTATCTCATTATCCTTAGGAGCAAATTCATCTACTAAATTTCCATTTTGATAAGTAATAAAATGGTCTAAGTTCATTGCTTGAATAATGATTTCTTTCATTTTCTTAATAGATGGAACGGTGGTTTGTCCATAAAATTTAACATCTGCTAAGCATGCTATAAATGACTGATTTTCATTGATTTCTACACCGTGTCTTAATAAACAAGTGTGATGCGGTTTAATATTTGTATTTGTATTGCTGATTTGACATAATGAGCTGGCTTCATTGAAGAATAATTGGATGGCCATGGGCAAATATCCCCAACGATTTTGAGTAATAGGTAGTTTTTCTGGAGCCATAATGTAATACTCGTCTTTTTCTACGACTTGTTTTTTTGGTAGTGGCACAAGATTTACTTCTTTTTCTTCTGCTAATGGGG